TAAAGGGACAAAAACTCAAATTTATCGTGATTATGTGTCGTATATACAACAAAATCTAGTAAAAGTACCACATCCTGATGGTTTAGAACCTAATCAGGCCAAATTAGTAAACAAATGGTTGAGAGAACACATAGATTTAGAATATACAATGGATGCAGCTAATAAAACTGAAAAGATATCTGCTCCTACTGGTAAACATGACGATTATTGTGATAGTACAGCTATAGCACTGCATGGGGCGTTATCAATGTTACCTATTTCAGGTAATTTTGCTGCAGTTTCTATGCCAACTAAGCGTACAGTTAATAAAGGTGGCGCTGGATGGACAGGACAGGGAGTTTTTACATCCAGAAGAGGTCAAAATAGACTAAATAAACATAGTCCGGGAGGTATTTGAGCGAAAGCTTTATATACTGTGCCCGCGTTATAGGTATTGATAGCCATGCCTCTACGTGATTATCTGCCTTTCGGCAGAAGAAGAGAATTCGCAAGTGTTGGTGAAAACCCACCTTTTAGTAAGGACAATCCAAGAAGTTATGGAGCAGGCGTTATAAAACGTATTAAACTCCAAAACAACTCTAGGATGGGAGGTTACGGTGGTGGAGCAAACAAAGAACCACAGATAGGAGACTATAGAACGTACATGAATGTGTATCTTTCTGACCCTATCATAAGAACTTTGATAGATTTACCTTGTATATACGCAGCGAAGGATGGTTACGACATAGTAACAGACGATGACGCAGAGCGCGAGGCTATCACTAACTTTTTTGATGAGATAAACATTGACCATATAATATACTCTTGGTTACGTAATGGTAGAATCTTTGGAACAGGTTATCTAGAATATACTGGAGATAACTTAGTTTTGAGGTCGTCTCAAAATATGTACGTGCAAAGAGACCCATCTGGTCAAATAATGTATTATTATCAAGATGTAGGAGACGACAAAGAGAATGTTAGATTTGAAGAACAAGAGATTATTGAATACAAAAATAATCCATTTGATGACTACGCTTACGGTCTTAGCGATATTCATCCAGTTTTATATTTGGTTGACCTTAAAGATTATGCCGAGAGGGATATTGGTGCTGCTCTTAACAAGTACGCCACTAGCAGGTTTGATATATCTGCTGGTTTACCCGACATGCCATATGGTCCAGACAAAATTAACGAAATCGTTGATGCATTCAATTCATTAGAACCCGGCGAAGATATTATACATGGTAATGATATAACTATCAAAGAAATGCAGGGCACACAAAGAGCATTTGAATATGGTAAGTATACAGATGACATTTTAAAGAAAATACACATAGCTTTGAAAGTTCCAGTCACTATGTTTGACAAACCAGAACAAGCACGTGCTATTTTCGAACCTTATGTGAAACATTTACAAAGTGCAGTAGAAGCAGCTTTGAATTCACAACTGATGCCACAATTAGAAAGTGGTTCAGCTAAATTTTCATTCCGTCAAATCAATGTAGAGGATGCCTTTACAAAAGCTAAGACGGATATGATTTATCTATCTGAGGGAGTTCTAACGCCCGGTGAAGCTAGATTAGAACGTGGTTTAGACCCAGAAGGTATCGTGGAACTGCGACCAACAGCAGAAAACGCTAACATATCTGGTGGTAAAAACCAAGACAAGACAGAAGAATCTGTCCGTGTCGAAAACAGAAACCTAACAGGAGACAGAGAAGCATGAGCAAAAATACGTATGAAGAATGTTTACTTGACCTTGCCCCAAGACTAAAAAAGAAAGGTGTAGAGGAATATAGTGACATGGCTGCTAAATTATGCAGAATGAGAGTGGACGAAGGTACTGTTAGAGAATTCGCAGTGCCAGAAGGTAAAGCCGAAGACTCAAAACGTACATTTGCCCAAAAGCTAGAAACACCTTTAAATATAGGTAAAGAAACTATAGACTATCCGGTCGTAGCCATTACTTCAGGAGTACATGATGAAGATGGTGACCAAAAGGTTTATATAGAACCTTCGATATTAAAAGATAATATAGAAGCTTTTAAAGAGCTTCCAGTTTACTTTAATCACCAGCGAACCGACGAAGATTTGATTGGCAAGGCTATCAATCCAGAAATCATCGAATTGGAAGACGGTAAAACTGGTATTAAAATGTTAGCGAAAATCCACAAGGATGCCGCTAAAACAAATGAAGTGCTAGGAAAGTTAGAAAACGGCGATATGACACATGTCAGTATCGATTGGTTTTCGAAGGACGTTGACGTTCTTGGAGAGCCTTTTGCTACGAACATCCGTCCTATCGAGGTGAGTTTCATTGATAATGAGACGAGGACACCCGTTTGTGAAGCATGTACAATTGATGGGAAATGTAATGACGAACACCGTGAATTCGGTGAAAAAGAATCTGATTGTGGCGGCGCCTGTGGCGGTCATGAAGAAGATTCATGTGCCTGTGAATCACACGGGAACAACAGCGAGGTAGAAACTATGGCTGAAGAAGAAAACAAAATATCAGAAGCAGAGACTATCACAGAGCGTGAATTCGCATCTATGAAGTCTAAGCTAGACGAAATGACGACATCTTTCGAAGAGTTAAACACCAAGCACGAGGAAGCCCTTGCTTTAATCACAAAGTTTGAAGAAGCTGACGCAGACAGAGCTGAGAAAGAAATCTTAGCTAAAAAGAATGCATTAGTCAACACAATCATTGAGAAAGAAGCTCTTCTCGGAAAAGTCGAGGATGAAAACAAGGATGCTCGTGTAGAGGAACTCTCCGCATGGGATGACGTTAAGCTAGAAGGATTCAGCATCGCAATGGAATCTATGCCAGTACCAGAAGAAGCAGAACGCACTTTCGGTAAAGGCAAAGCCCACGATGTTGAAGAAAGCCCAGTAGAAGCAGAAGAATCCGAGCGAATGTTCGCTATGAAAAACGGAAAAATCTCTTTTACAGGAGCTAAATAAGTAGGTAAATAAATATGGCAACAGAAATATTAGTAAACGATGGTGGTGCCCCAGCAAGAATCATGAATCTTGGTAATGCTGGAGCAGCAATCGAAGCAGGTATCTTCGTTGATATGAACAGCAGCGGTAAAGTTGTAGCAGCAGGAACTGGATTTGCAGATGCAGAAGAAGGTTCAACTGGACAAACAGTCGCTCTAGGAGTCTTATTAGTAGACGCAGTATCAGGAGCACCAACTTCCGTCGTAACAGGAAAAGGTATTGTATGTAATGTTCAAGTAGGAGCTGACACAACTGGTTTGGCAGTCGGAGCAGAATTGACTCTAGACAGCGCTGGTAAAGTAGAAGCAACCGCTGACGCAGACAATCACCGAGCAGTAGCTATTCAATTAGCAGCAGTAGACACAGCAGGCGCCAAAGCAGACGGTTCAACCGTTAGTATGGTAAAGGTGTTATTAGTATAAGGTGATTAAATATGGTTACAGCAAAAGAAGGTATACTAACGAGCCAGAATGTAGGTAGTGGAAGTACACAAGCAAACCGCGTACTTGTAGATTACAAAGACGCACTTCAAGATTACAGAGTAACAGAATTACCAGTAATTTCGATGTTTGCAGAAAATTTCACAACCGAGACTGGCGGAGATATAGACATAACATTCGCAAAACAAAGTATGGTTATGGAGCAAATCGAAGAAGGAACAACTCCAAAGTTCCAACACACCGATATGCGAAATGAGCGTGTTAATGTTAAAGAATGGGGTATCGCAGTAGGTGTTACCCGAAGAATGATTGAAGATTCAAGATTCTCTGAAGTAGAACTTGCATTGAACGAAGCTAGAAGAGCAACTGACAGACACGTCACAAGCCACTTCATCAAAGCTTTATTCGGTATTGCAGACACTACTTTCGGAACTGGTGTTGATGTCAGTGGAACAAGGACCACAATCAACGCTTCAGGAGATGTAGATGCAGAAGCAGAAATTACTGTCTTCTCAACTAACCCACACGGTGCTTTCTTCGGAGAAGCACCCGGTACAGCAGCATCCGGTCAAGATTCAAGACTTGTAGACTATGGATTGTACACAGCAACTGAGTACGGTTCAATGGGAACCAACAACGGTTCACACTACATATCTTCAGCATCTGGATTGGGTACTTCCTCTACCGCTGAGTTAGCCCTTGGGGATATCACAACCGCTATGGAATTGATTGCAACCAAAGGATTGAACCCAGACACAATCTTGATTTCACCATCTCACTACAAACTGCTATTAGACTTAGCAGACTTCACTATACCATTTGCAGGTTCAGCAGCAAACAACCAAACACCAAAAGGTGGATTGGAATATGTTGATGACGTTGCAAGAACTGGATTAGTTGGACAATTATACGGTATGAACGTTTTCGTTAACGCCTATGTTCCAATGACCAAGTTCGGTGTATTTGACATGTCTGTCAAGCCTATGGCATACGTAGAAAGACGTGGAATGACCGTCGAGGAAGCAAACCCCGGTTTCGGAATCGTTGGTTCATACATGTCTATGAGATACGGTATGAAGATTATTAGACCAGAAGCTGGTGTTATTGTAACATCCGCTTAGATTTAATAACCTTTAAATCAGTATAAACCGTTCGGGCGACTACGGTAGAATAATGTCGCCCAACTTTACAAGGAGAAAATATGCCTGTACCAAAAAGACAACAAGGAAAACCATTAGGCGGCGTCGGAGCCGAACGCATGCAAGGAAAGAGAAACTACAGTCTCATCCTAGACGACAGGCTACTCTCTAAACAATTCGTTACAGCTAAGGCTGATTCTAAAGTAGACAATACTGCATTTGCTTCTAGCTGGGCTAATGACGAAACTACAGCACCTACTAAGGCTGCTGTTTTTAATAAGATAAATACTCTAAGTGTAGATACATCTGCCTTTACACAAGAAGACACTGATTCAACTTCTTCTAAAGTTAAAGCATTCAGAACAGGTAATTACGGCTTTGGTGCTGGTACCGGTATGTCTTTTGCTGAAGTGACACATAAGGTAACTATAGATGGCGATTTGAGAGTAGGAGCTATTGATGGCTCAAACAAAGATATTTATTTAGATGATGGTGCTATATTATACAAATATGGCTCTGGTGGTAGTACAGCTATGCTTACACTTGACAGCAGTAATGGTAACAAATCTGCTCAAAAGTTTGCTATAGGCTCTACTAATCCCTCCGTCCCTCTTGAAGTAAGCTTATCAGGCTCTGATGCTACATTGAGCGATGGTACTGGTATAGCTCAGTTTGGAGCTGATGGTAGCGCTAACTTAGGAATAGATGCTAATGAGATACAATCACGTAGTGGAGGAAGTGCCACTACTTTAAATATAAATACGCATGGTGGTGATATAGAGTTAGGCAACGCTAGTAGTACTATAACTGCCAATGGTAATATGGTTGTAGATGGTAACCTAACTGTAAGTGGAACTGCCACAGCTATAAACACAACACAAACAACAATTAACGATAATATTATTACATTAAACAACGATGTGACTGGCACGCCAAGTCAGAACGCTGGAATAGAAGTAGAACGTGGTGACGCTACAAACGTAGCATTACGATGGAACGAAACTTCAGACAAATGGCAAATCACTACTGATGGTAGTTCATATGGTGATATAGTTACATCAGCTAACATACACGATGCAGTAACTATACAAAATCAAGGTACAGGTTTACTATCTCTAAGTGGTCAAGAATTGACAGTCAA